AATGTAAGAAGATAGACATGTTATCTGCACGTTCCTTAGAGGCAGATATGATCATTATTTTTCTTTCGGGGTCGTTAAATAATGTCCATAACACAAAAGCACCAGTAATCCAAGATTTACCAACACCTCTAAAGGCTTGGATCTGTAATCTTTTTGGTCCATGTTGTAAATAGTCAGCTATAGCATACTGTGCTCTTGTGGGAGAAGGTAGATCAAGTTGAGCCCACAGAGCTTGTAGAAACAACTTGAAATCTTCTTGTAATGCGGTTAAAGGATCGGTCATATAATATTATCTGCCATGGTTAGTTAATCGCTTAATCCTGTAGTGTATTCTGGTAATTCTGTATATCTTTGTTCTAATTTTACATCTTCTAAATGTTTTCCTATTTGTTCATGTCTAGGTTTCATCATAGCATTAATTTCATTGAAAACTTTATCTACTTCTGCTTTAGAAGCGTTATAAGGTATAGATTCAATCATTTCAAAAGCTTCATTACCATATTCAGCTTTCCAATTTATAACATTACCTTTCTGGTATTTTCTATCTAAATAATAAAGGAAATCTTCTTCCCAATTACGTGGTATACCAGCTTTTTGTGCAGCATAAGGATTAATATCATGTTCAACTTTTGCACCACCTTTTCTATTTTTTATTCTGTTTTCAATTCTTGCAGATTGACCACTAGTAGGTGCTCTATCTAAAGGATTAGGGCCAGTGCTCGATTTTGTTGAAAACCAATGTCCAGCATCAGAAGGATCGCCTAATGTAGTATTCTTTTTAGCTGCATCTTGTACTCTTTTAAAACCTCTACCTGCATCAATTCTATATTCTTCTACTAATTTTTTAGCTAAAGCAGGGTCTTCAGGAAATAATTTGCGTGCTAATCTGTCTAAACCACCAGTAGGTGCTCTCATTCTTTCTAATCTTTTAGTATTTTTAAGATGCCTTGTTTTACTTGAATTAAATGTAATTAAAGAAGGATCAGGTTTACCATCTTGTACTGACTTCAAATATTTATTTAAACCTAGTACATCCTGACGTACTCCATCAGAATCAACGATTTTTCCAAATGCTCCTCTATCTAAATTACCTTTTAGTAAAGCGTCAGCATTTTGTTCAAACCATTTACCCATTTGAGTTTTTAACTGTAAATTATGAGTAATAGCTTCTTTAGTTCTTCCAGCTTTTTTTAAATAACCTTCAGTTTTACCAATTAATTGTTTAGGTATTAAAGTATTAGTAGAAGCAAATACATTACTAACTAAAGGTTGATCTGTTAAACCACCTTTATTTAAACGATTTCGAGGCTGTACACCTATACTATCATAAACAGGTTCAAAATAATCTTTATTTAACAAATCCTGACCTTTTTTTATTATAGGTTCAACGATTTCTCGACCAGCATCTACAGCTCTACGTACTACAGGTAAATCTGCCATTAATCTTTTACCAGCAAATATACCAACTCCTTTTGGACCTCTAGCTAATTTTATATCACTAACTAAATCTGTAAAGTATTCAGCAGTTTCTCTTGGATCAGTTAGGTCTGGAATTAATGCACCTGCAATTTTCTTACCCGTGCTTAAAGCTTTATTTAAACTTTCTTCTTGTTCTTCTTCAGTCTTTTCTTGACCTGGTAATGGTCCTCCTATGTAAGACATACTACCCAATCCTCAACAATTGTTTTTTCTTTTTAGGTTTATTAATTAACAAACTGTCCATATTAGGTTTTACTACTTTAGTATCTACTACATGCTGACTACGTTCTTCATCTGGTTCTAAAGGCATTTCAGGAGGTGGAGCTGGATTAGGATCTTTACCTTCCTCAGTTAATTCCACCTCTGTCTTTTCATTCTTTGATATCATTAAATCACTATTTTCTAGTTCTTTAAACCAATCAGAGTTTTGAATATAACTTAAAATCTGCAGCCTATTCTTTAGTTTTTCAATATTCATAATTAACTGATATGTGTAAGGATTAATTGTTCCCTATCGGGTATTGTTCCAAAAGTAGCTCGCATCCATCCGAGCCAATTACTACTCCCCTTCTCTTGATTACATCTTCTACAGGCTGGTACAACATTCGTTGCAATATCTTCACCACCTTTAGATTTAGGTTTAACATGATCGATTGTAAGTTGATGTAATTCATAATTGTTTCCACAATAAACACATGTACAATTGAAGTGCTCTTTAACAGCTCTTCTCCAGAGCTTTTTAGCGTCAGGACTTGTCATGGTTATTAGATTGTATAAATAATGTTTAGGGGTTAGTAGTAGTGGGGTCAACGTCTTTGTGCTCCCCCTCTACCACGGTTAGTTTTTCGTGATTCTTTTTTATAAGACCCATCAGCTTGTTTAGATGCATCCATTTTAGAACCTTTAGGTATCTTTAAACTAGCTCTAGCTGCAGCATGTTTACGCTTGTACTCTTTTGAGTGAGCATATTTACCACCTGGGCTATTATCTTTTACATGCTTAGCTCTAGACTTAGCATTAGTTCTATATGTTTCAGTTGATGATTTTGCCATACATCCTTTGATTTATTAGGTCAGGGTCTACTTTAGGTAATATATTAGCTAACTTATCTAATGGGTTTCCATCGTAAGCTACTCCACTAATATCATTTGTTTTAAGCCATTCACACGCTGCTTTTAAATCTTGAGTTGAAGCTGTGCCACTTCTGACCCGTGATAGGAATTCTTCTGTGACAAGGCTATGTAATTCGTTGAATTGGTCTTCAGTGGCTTTCTTCATTATGCTGTTTTGGTTTTTTTCTTTTTAATTTTTAAAGCTTGCATCCGATTTAATCTATCTCTATTATACTCAATTCTATGTTTAAGAGCTTTACTAGGGTTTTTACTATACTCTCTAGTCATTTCTTCTAGAGCTTGTATTAAACGAGATTCTGCTGACATAATAATAATTAATTAAGGTTTGTAAGTTTGTCTACCGTTATCTACTACAGTTAAATTACCAAGACCAACTCTAGTAACAAAAGCATCTTCTACTCCTATTGTAGGTTCACCTATTTTAGGTTCAGGATGATACTTAGTAGTTTTAGCTACTTCAGCTGGATCTAATTTAACAGCTTTTTTAACTTTAGTAGTTGCTTTTTTTCTAGGCATCTTCTTTCATACCGGGGAATAAGTTTTTCTTAACTATCTCTACTGCCTTATCATCAATAGTATTGTCAGTAGTGGCTGCATAAGCTTCTAATAAATTAATCACTAGATTCTTTACTGCAGTGGTAGATAGGAATGTAAATAAAATAGGTTTGATAAGGGCGATCATTTTCATAAGTAGTTAAAAAGGCCAGAGTTTCTTTTTCTCTGGAGGTTTAGATGGTATTAAAGCTGAGATTGGAACTATATCAGAACACATATGTTCTACTCTAGAACCAGGTCTATATGTAAATCCTTTCTGTTGAAGTTCAGCACATTTAAGACTTCTGACTAATTCATAATCTAATCTCATCTTTTCTTCTTGTCGTGCCGCTATACTGCGACATCTCTTTAAAGATTCTTTGTCTAGGGGGATCATAAAGTTAACTTGGAATCCCCAGTTCTCAGCTACTGTATAAGTTTGCTGAGCCATAGTCTCATCAAATGGAGTAGTATGATTTCCCATATAGAATGGTGAGAAAGTCATCGTACTGCCATTACATGAGATGTTAGGTCCGTAATGCTGTCTTGACGGTGCTCCATTATTTTGGAATTGCACCGCTTGGTTGGTTACATTTCCCGTCGCAGCTGCCACTGGATTACTAACATTTGTCGTCTCTGGATCTTCAGCTTTAGCTGGTGTTATTGAGAGAAGACTGATAAGGATACCGTAGTAGAAGTAACGTCGATAGTTCTGTCTATTACTTCGACTGATAACACTTGACTTGCTGCTCTTTCTACTATCTCTAGTGAGAAAGGATCTCCAGCAGTGTGTAATGTAAAGATAGAGTCGGTATCTACTATACCTCCTGAAGAGGCTGATGTATGAGTTATATTTTCGCCACTCCATTTGTCTAATGCAGACCCATAGGTGGTGGTTGTTATTTCCTCGACTATCTCTTGTGTAGTCGTGGTAGTGGAATTCATCGACCCCTGAGTGAAATTCGGAGTCACTAGTTCTGCTCTTGCTACCGTGGGTGATGCCAGCAATAAGAGTATTAACCATTTCTTCATTGCTTCAATTTGTCCTTATCGTTCTTCTTAGTATTACTATTACCATTACCAGTAGTTAAGCCGAATGTTGCAAGAGCTCCAGTAAATATCGACGCAGGGAAAGTTATATCCCCACCTGGACTCTTTCTAATCATAGGTATTTCTACGTAGTTTAAAGTAATAATAAAACCACTCCAAATCACAACTCCAAGGCGGACAAATGT